TCTGCTATAACTCCTAAATTAGCATCTCAAATAGTAATAGCAACCCAAGCTTTAGGTAGTGGAGGAATCAAAAATTTTTCAGAAGATGTTCTTTCTTATCAAGCTTTAAATGGTAATGTTAAAGATAGATTTTCAACATTTAAATACCCCGCTATTAATATAGATCCCGTAGTTGATGAATCAAACAGTAATGCTCAAAAACTTGAATCTTTAGTAAGATTATATGAACACATATTTGCTATTTATGGAGCACAGTTTCCTAATTTAAGTATTAGTAATTCAATATGTCAAGCTATGACAAGTCCTTATATTGATAAATCAAGACAAACTGATAAAACAGATTCTGATGCTGGAGAAAATAAACCAAAAAAAGAAGGTAACATTTTAATTCCTTTAGAATATACTATTACTATGGATGGAATTTCTGGAATTTTACCCTATAATGCCTTTACAATCCCTGATGAAAGACTACCAGAAAGATATAGAGGTAGAGTAGCTTTTGCTGTTTTTTCAATTAATCATGCTTTTGATAATAATAATTGGACTACTACCTTAAGAGGACAGACTATTATGTTAGATACTTATAAAACACCAGTGTCAAAAGTCCCACCTCCTAAAAACTTTTCAGGATCACCTGAACCTGAATTTGAAGGAAATTTTAATCCTGAGTTTCCTACAAATAATCAAACTACAATCAAAACAATACCAGGATTAGATGATAGTCCAAGAGGCCAAGTAACAACAGTAAATAATATTACTCCTAGAGGAATTGATACTGGTATTACTACAACGTCAACTAGTTCTACTCCAACAGTAACTGTAAATACATTACCTGATGGAAGACAATCAATTTCTCTTACACCTTTAAACCCAAGACAATCAGATCAAGATATTAATGCAGCATTTACTTTTATAGCAAATGAAGAAACACCGGGGGGAGTACCTGAGCTTAAAGCTTATACAGATAAAGATTATACTGATGCAGCAATTACAGATTTAGAAGTTGCTTCATATCCCTTTACTTATAGAATAGGATTTGGTAGTGATACAGTTACTAATACAGATGGTAGTGTTACTAAAGTTGTAAGATCTAGTCGAATTACAGTTGAACAAGCTGAACTTGATTTAAAAAGAAGAATTAATGATGAATTTAAACCAAGAGTAGTTAGAAGATTAAATGAAAGAGGAGTTAATTATGATAATTTACCTTTAAAAGTAAAAGTAGTATTTATAGATCTCGCTTATAATTATGGTACTTTATTTTATGATTTTATAACTGCTTATAAATCTAAAGGAGTACAAGGAATAATTGATGAATTAAATAGAAGAATAGCAAAAGGGGAAAGCCAGGTACCACGTAGAAGACAAGCAGAAATTAATTATTTAAACGGATAATATGACTTATATACCCAAATCTTTAGTTAATAGTAGTCTCTACACAGGTGGCGGTGAATTTATTAACCCTTCTACAGGTAAATCATACGTAGGATATTACCATGAAACTTTTGATGGTACTATATCATCAGGTAAAACCCCAAATAGTCCGGATTCTGTAGATTTAGTTAAAAATTATAGTTCTCAACAAGAGGCTAATTATTTAGTACCTACTCAAGAAAATTTAAATTATTCTGTTCTTAAACCTGTTAATCAAGAATTATACCAATCCTCAGGGGATCCTTTAGCTATATTTCCAACCCTTACAGGTAAAGATTACCAAAGAGGTCAAATAATTAGATATTTTGCTAAAAAAAGAAATATAAACCCTCCAAGTGTAATAGAAATAACTAAAGATGCCTTTACAGATTTAAAAACTCAAAAGGGGAGATATAATTATGCTTTATGGACAGTAACTAGTGTATTTTGGAAAATTTCAGGCCCTTTAAGAGATTCCTTAAATGCTAATGGGGTAAAAACATCAGGTATTGTTGATACTAATAAAAGATTAGTAGAAACTGCAGAAAAAAATTTTAAAGGTATTAAACAATATTTATCTGATTTAATTCAATTTTCAGTTAAATCTGATTTAACATTAATAGATGGGTTATATACTGGAGGAGATGAATTAACAGTAAAATTAGATAATAGTAATTATACTGGTTATTATCATGTAATGGCTGATCAAAAAATAATGGATGGTGCAACTCATAGACAATCTACAGGTAAAGTACTTTTAGCTGGTGATGCTTTAATATCTAGCCAATTAAATGGATTAATTCAAAAGGCATTAGGAGAAATAGGTGCTAGAACTGATGTGGCTCCTACAAATAATAGTCGTACATTACAAACACAACTAGAAAATAATATTTCTGGTACACCTGTAGTGAGACAACCCTCAGGAGGTGGTGGTGGTGGTGGTTATTAAATAAGTTATGAATAAAAGGTTATGTATTATATTGTTGAAACAGAACAACAGCTAAAAAGGCTACATTGTTCTGATAATGAATGTTACATTAGGATAATTCCCATGAATGATGAATATCATTCTATCCTAACTTCCCCTTGTTTAGTTTATTTTAAAACACTAAACGGTAAGGGATATATGTTTCCTATTAATCATAGTGAAGCCTTTAAGTTATCTTTTGAAGAAGTAATGCAGTGGATAGATTCTAAGTTTGAGAAAATTTATACTCTAAACAAGAAAGAAGTTTTGTATTATTTTAATAATGATAAACTAATTGATATAACTAATGGAAACCTTTCTTTGGTTCATAGGAGTAAGTTTGCTGATAGGATGTATAGTAAATTCCCTGATTTGGACTATATTAACTCTCTTATTCCCATATCGAAGCATTATGAAACAGAAGAAAAGAATTTTGAAGAAATTCGACAGTTTCTTAATAGAGATTCAAATATTTTTTATAATGATGTTTTCCCGAAAGTCTTCAAAGCGATCGAAGAACAAGGAATAAGAATACATCCCGATTATTTCCATAAACATTTTAAATATAATGAAAAATCGTGGTTTTTACACGGTGAAACTGTGTATACTAAGTATAATCTATATAATCTCACCACTCGCCCAACAAATTCATTTAACGGCGTTAATTTTGCTGCTTTAAATAAAAATGATGGTTCAAGAATTGCATTTATTCCTAAAAATGATTTATTTTTTGAATTTGATTATGATTCGTATCATGTAAGAATTTTGGCTAAATTAATAAATTACCCATTAGATAAAGAATCTGTACATACCCAATTAGGAAAAATGTATTTTGATAAAGAAACATTAACTGATGAAGAATATAAACATTCTAAAGAATTAACATTTAAACAATTATACGGAGGTGTGTTTGATCAGTATAAAGATATTCCATTTTTTAAATTAATGAATGAATATGTAAATAAATTATGGGAAAAATTTAATACAGAAAATAAACTTGAGTTAATAGGAGGCAAGGTATTAACTAAAGAACAAATACAAAATCCAACACCTAACAAAATACTTAATTATATAATCCAATCAGCGGAAACATATAATAATGTAGTATCAGTTAAAAAAGTTATAGAATATTTGGAGAACCGACAAAGTAAAGTTATATTGTACACATATGATTCGTTCCTTATAGATTATTCTATTAATGATGGTAAAGAAACCTTGCAAAAAATTAAACAATTATTGGAATCTGAGGGCTATGTTATAAAAGCTAGTTATGGCCCTAATTACAATTCCTTAAAAAACATTTAATATTTATGGTAGATATAGAAATTAATTTAGACGATTTGGCAAATAAACTTTTTTGCACTTTTACTACGAAGGAAGAATTGGATTCCACACTAGATACAATCAAAGACCAATATCAAATACTATTTAATAAGATATTTGTCCTCTTTGTTGAATCTACTAACGAATATGTTTGTACTTATAATGTTGATTCCTTCAATATGTCTAATACTATATTAGATAATACAATTTTATTGCATAGAAAAAAAGATTCAAATACGTTATATACAATAAACGCCCTTAATGATTTAATTAAGTCTTTAAACGGGGGTGTTATAGATACTAGCTTTAAAGTAGATTGGCAAGATTACAAAAATTGTATTTTGTTAACTACTGGAGGAGAATTAAAAAAGCTAGATACAAAAGTGCATGATATTCTCACTTTTTAGCCAAAGAAATTTGGTTACCAATTATAGTTTTATTATATTATTAACAGTTACATTAAAAACAATAAATAGTTATGGATTTAAATTTAATCTCAAGCAAGTTAGAAAAACTTCAAGCCCCGCAAGGGCAACAATCCCAACAGAAATTTGATA